TCCAGGTGCACGGTGTGGTTGTGGTCCGAATCCCACATGTCCAGGCCCGAGTCCCGGAGCTTGAACCCCGTGTCCTCCGCCGTGCTGGACTGGTAGATCGCGCCGGTGAACACGTAACCGGAGAACTGGCCGGCCTTGATCTTGTCCGACGTGATCGTGCCCGCCGCGATCGCGACCGCCGTCACCGAGTTCGCCGCGAGCTTTTCAGCGGTGACCGCGCCTGCGGCGATCTTTCCGGCGGTCACGCTGTTGGCGGCCAGCTTGTCCGCTGTGACGGCCAGCGCGGCCAGCGCGCCGGTGGTCACTGCGTTCGCCGCGATCTTGCCCGCGATGACCGAGTTGGCGGCGAGCTTGTCCGCGGTGACCGCGAGGGAGACGAGCTTGTCCGTGGTCACGCTGCCCGCGCTCAGATGCTCAGCGACGATCGCGTTCGCGGCGATCAGGTCGCCGACGATGCTCCCGGATGCGATCACGTTGCTCGCGACCAGGTTGAACTGGTTCCACCGGGTCCCGTCCCAGGTGAGCACCTCGACGACCTCGGACTCCAACGGCACCAGCACGCTCGGACTGTTGTCGGGCTCGCCCTGCGCGTAGGTGTAGAAGTTCGCCAACGCGGACGGCGAATTGTCCAGCTCACCCAACGCCGTGGTCCAGTACTGCTGGGTGCGGTACCAGAAGTCCCCGGTTTTGACGGTCACGCCGCTCATGGTGGCGGGGTCCTGCCAGCCCTTGAAGATGTTGTGCAACCCGTCCGCTGTCTTCTTCGCGTTGGTCGCCTGCTCGTACGCCTCCTGCGCCTGCCTGACGGCGTCGGCCGCGTCCGCGGCGACGGAGTCGAGCTCCTTGTTGGCCTGCTCCAGGCCGGACTCCACGCCCGACAGGTCGGACTGAACCCGGTCGAGCGTGCCCTCGGCCTTGTCCAGGTCGGACTGCGCCTGCTGCAGGTCGGACTGGATCTTGTCGATCTGCTCCTGGCTGACCGCGCCCACCACCTCGACCTGCGCGGTCTTCGACCACGCTGATTTGTTGCCGGCGTGGTCCACGGCGCGCAGCGCGTAGGTCCAGACGGCTCCTGGCAGCACGTCGGTGTCGACCCACTGGGTGCGTCCGGTCATCGCCGCGCTCACCACGGCCAGCGAGCCCGACGTCAATCCCCTGCCGACCTCGCAGTGGTCGAAGTCCGCGTCCATGCCCGTGCCGGTCGCGGGAAGTCCGTCCCACGAGATCGACACGATCCCGGTCTCCGAGGAGAGTCTGGGCGCGGACGGCACGGACGGAGGCGTCACATCCGACGCGATCGTCACGCTCTTCTCCCCCGACCATTCGCCGGGCTTGTCGGAATAGGTGGGTATCGCGCGCACGCGCACCACCACGGTCCGCCCGCAATCCAATCCCGACCACGACAGGCGCTCGTCCGACGTCACACCAGCCGACATCCACGCATCGGCATCCGAATCCGAATACCGCCACTCGACCCGGTAGCTGTCGATCTCGATCGCCGTGTTGTCGGTCGCCTGAGACACCTCGCCCCACACGGCCGACACCAGGCCCCTGGCATGACCCGTCGAATCCAGATACGCGTCCGAGGCGAGCGTCAGCCCCTCCGGGGCCTTCGGCACACGGTGATCCTGCGCGGGTGCGGGGCGTCCGCCTTGCGCGCCTCCGGCTACGGCTCCGCCGGTGATGCCCTGGATGCGTTTCGCGGTGCGGGTCTGCGCGTCATACAGGCGGTCGTTGAGGATGAGCGCGGCCTTCAGCCCCTGGTTCGACAGGCTGATGGTGACACGTTGGACGCGGACCTTCTCCCCGTGGCTGACTGTTGGCGCGGTGATCCAGTCGCCCGGCTGGTAGTCGATGAGCGGCAGCGCGTCCACATTGGTGACGAGGACGCTGCGCGTGTACTGGCCGCGTACGCGCGCCGCCTGGTCCAGTTGGGACTGCATGAGCAGACGCGCGGTGCCCTCGTCGGACACGCCGCCCTGCGAGCTGTACAGCTCCCACTTGCCCCACGGGGTGGGGGCCGCATTGTTGTCCTGCGTGAAGTCGATGCCGTCGCCCATGACGAGGATGTGCGAGGCGAGGGACTCGATGGTCTCCTCCTCGGGGCTCTCCAGCGCCTGCGTGGCCAACGGGATGACGATGCCGCCGCTCAGGTCATGGCACAGTGCGGTGCTGTCGGCGTTCCACAGGTTCAGGGTCATGCCCCGGGTGCGCCAGTCACACACGCCATTCGCCGCCAGGTTGCTCAATGCGGTGAACGTGTCGACTCCGGGGTCGTAGTAGAGGGTCATCACGTTCGACCACGCGGCACCGGAGCTGTCCTTGCCGGTGTCGAACCCGGCCGTGACGTACTGCGCGACACCTCCGCGTGCGCGGTTCTCGTCGAGCATGGTCTTGACGATCGTGCCCGGATTCGCGCTGTAGAAGGGGCGTTTGCCCTTGTTGTCCCCGTCCGCGAGCAGTTTCGACGTGTCGATGAGCAGCGCCTTCTTCAGCAGCCACGCGTAGGTCATCAGGTTCAAAGTGACCGTGTCCGACCGGTCCTTGGCGTCGCGGCTGCGGGAGACCAGCACGAACCGCGCGTTATACGGTTCGATCCACTCCCCTCCGTCCGACACCTCGAAGCCGACGGCCAGTCCCTGTTCGAGGCCGCGCTGCAGGATGCTCCCGCCCAATGCGAGCCGCGAGTACGTGACCTTCAGCGTGCCGGCGTCGTTGTGCTGGAAGTCCGCGTCCACGTCCAACGGCCTGGGGAGCATGCCCAGGCTCGTGCCGTCCGGCGCGTACGCATGCAAGCGGATATGAAGACTCCTGCCCATGCCTCACCACCAGGATTGTTTGAAATGGACGGCCACGACGCCATCGGTCGCGCCCGTCACGGATGCCTTCAACCCGTATCCGCCGTCCGACGCCGGATTGATCTGCAACGGTCCCGGAGCCGGGTAGTCCACGCCGACGATGGCGGTGCCTCCGTCCCACGCGTTGGCGTCGGCGCTGCGCCACGCGGCCAGCGAGGCCGTGTCGAGGTACGTGTACCCGCCGCTTCCGGCCGCGCCCTGCCACGAGACTCCGGTGCCGGAGACCGGGTCCGTGAACGTCGCGAACGTGGCCGACGCCGGGAAGCGGAGTATCGCGTCCGGTACCGGCGCGTCCCCGAAGAACCCCTCGGGGAGGACCGTGTACAGCAGGCTCGGCGAATCGTCCTTCGGGCCCAGCGGCATGGTCACGAAGTTCGCGAGAGCGCTGGGAGAATTGTCCGGCTCGCCGAGCGCGCGAGTCCACCATCCCTTGCCGTTGGTGATGGCCGGGCCTACCGGCGGCGTGATCTCGCCGCCGGTAAGCGGCAGCTCCATGGTGAGCGCTGTCGGGCTGCGCCACCAGACGCCCGGCATCGCGAACACGGCCGTGTACGAGGCGTATCTGCCGACGACCTCGTCGCCGTCCGCCTGCAGCGAGACGAGCTCCACCGCGGCCTCCTGCCGGATGCCGTCTATCGTTCGTCCGAGCGTGAGATTCGGCATCGAGCACAATCTCGCCAGCAGCGCGGTCTGCGCATGGTATGCGCCGGCGACACCGAACCTGACCGTCACCTGCCGATCCTTGAACAATGGCAGCTGGCACGCGGGTACCGTGCCGTGCATGCCGGGCACCTCGACCACGGTGCGCGTCGTCTCGATGCCGGCCAGATACGTGCTGCCGAGCATGACGACCGTGTTCTCCGTGTCGAGCTCCACGCCGTTGAGCGTGTACCTGATCCCGTCGCGCTCGACCATGGGTTCACCTCCTATACGCCGACGAAGTCGTGATCGGACTCGTCCGCCGTCCGCAGCGGCCACGGATCGGCCTGCGGGTAGTAGTTCGTGATGCTCACGTTGGAACCGCTCCGACGGGCCAGCACGACCAGTTCGCTCAGCAGCTTCTCGATTCGCGATCCGCTCATTCCCGCGCTCTGGGCCTCGGCCATGAACTCGGCCGTCACCGGTATGGCAGCGCGTCGGATGGATTCCTTCAACCATGTACCTGAGACCGCAGTGTTCTCAGGCACTGCCGCCTCGGCGAGCTTCTCTCCCGCGCGGCTGACGGTACGCGTCTCCTTTTGGATGCCGATGGCCATGCCTTCGCCGATCATGCGGCCGATCTCGTCGCGGAACACGGTGGATGGCGAGTGGATGCCGAGCAGACTCTTGGCTCCGCTGATGATGCCGCCGACCGCGTTCTGCACTGCCGAGATCGCGCCGGAGATGGCGCCGGTGATGCCGTTGATCAGGCCTTGGATGATGTTGCGGCCGGCGCTGACCAGCCAGCTGGCGGCGCCGCTGAACGCGCTTTGGATGCGTCCGGGGATGCCGCCGATCGTGCTCATGAGGTTGCCGACGAAGCTGCCGGCGGCGCTGACCATGCCGCTGAACCCGGCCCGCAACGCGTTGGCCGCGCCGTTGATGGCGTTGCCGATCGTGGAGGCGATGCCGCTGAACGTGCTGCTGATGCTCGACGCGAGCCCCGTGATGAACGCGACGACGCTGGACACGGCACTGCTGATGACGTTGACGACCGTGTTGAACGCTCCGGTGACCGCACTCACCACGCCCGACACGACGCTGCTGATGACGCTCAGTATCGTGCCGAACACGCTCGATACGACGCTGATGATGCCGCTGATCACGCCGGTGACCTGCGAGACCGCGCTCACGACGACCGCGACGACGTTGGTGACCAGGCTGATGATCTGGCCGATGACTGTGGCGATGACGCCGGCCACGCTGCTGATGACCGTGGCGATGGTCTGGATGACGGGCATGAGCATCTGGATCAGGCTCATGACCGTGCTGATGACCTGCATGACGATCGGCATGACCGCCTGTGCCAGGTTCATCAGCGCGCTGACGATGTTCTGGATGACCGGCAGCAGGGTGGACACGAGGTTTGCGATGATGGGCGCGAGCGTGGCCATCAGTTGGCTGACGACCTGTGCGATCTGCGTGATGACGGGCACGAGCTGCGATACCAGGCTGCTGATGACCGGCATGACCGTCGCGGCGATCTGTCCGACCGTGGTGATGACCTGTCCGATCACCGGGAGGAACGCGCTGATCGCCGACTGGATGCCGGGCAGGAGACCGCCGATCGCGCCGCCGAGCACGGCGGCCACGCTGTTGAGTACGTTGACCAGCTGCGGGCCGATCGTGGAGGCGATCTGCTGGATCTGCCCGCCGAACTGCTCGAACAGGAGACGTGCGGCTCCGAGCGGGCTCATCAGGCTCACGATCGTGGAGGCGATGCCCAGCAGGCCGCTCAGCGTGCCGCCGGACGAGCTGAAGGATGCGGTGAACGAGTCCCATACGCCCTTGAGCGTGCCGATGACCTGCTGGACGATCGGCAAGAGCGTGGACATCAGCTGGCCGACGTTCGACTGGATGGTGGAGACCGCCTGACCGACCACGGCCTGAGCCTGTGAGAAGAAATTGCCGATGGCGGGAAGCGCGTTCTCCAATCCGGTTTGGATGGACGTGCCGATCCTCTCCAATGCGGGTTGGGCGGTGGCGGTGAAATCGTCGATGATGGGGATGGCCTGGTTGGCCATGCTGGTCAGCCCGTTGATGACCGGCGTGGCCACGGTCTCGCCCAACCGGCTCAATGCGGCTCTGACGTTGCCCATGGCGCCGTCGAAGCTTTCGCCCGCGGATTGGGCGGCTCCGCCGATGTGTTCGCGCATCGCTGCCTCGAAGTCAGCGAACGACACCTTGCCGGCGCTCACCATCTCCTGCGCCGCAGCGGTCGTGATGCCGTAATGGTCGGCGAGGTACTGGAGGACCGGGATGCCGGCCTGCATGAGCTGCAGCATCTCGTCGCCCTGGAGCTTGCCCTTGGCGGCGACCTGGCTGAAGATGACGCCCATGTCCTTGAAGCCGACGCCGGCGATCTGCGCGGCGTCGCCCACCGTGCCCAATACGGTTTCCAATTGGGTGCCGGATTGGATGCCGCTGGCGACCAGGGTGGCGGCCACGCTGGCGGCGTCGCCCAGCCCGAACGCGGTGCCCTGCACGCTCTTGAGGGCGTCGTCCATGATCGCGTCCACGCTCTGCGTGTCATGGCCCAACGCCTTGAGCTTGGTCTGGGCGCGTTCGATGTTCAACGCGCGGTCGAACCCGCCCTTGGCGGCCAGGGCGGCGAGCCCGCCGCCGATCGTGCCGATCGCAGCCAGTCCGACCTTGCCCACGCTCTTGAACGCGCCGCCGACCTTGCTGAGGATGGTCCTGCCTCCCGACTTGGACGCGGACTGGACTGCCGACGCCAGTGGATCCTCGATGGCCTTGCCCAACCCCTTGGTGGAAGGCTGGATGAGGATGTACCCGGTTCCGAGATCCTGCGCCATCGACGATCACCATCCTTTCAGTCGTGGAGTCCGAGCCTCGCCTTGAGCCTGCCGCGCAATCGGTCGTCGCGTTTCGGCGCCGGCCGGGCCGCGCTGTGTTCGGGGCCGAGCAGCTTGTCGGGCCTCTCCCACGCGGGCGTGAGCCTGAGGTGTTTGGCCGCGCCCTGGTTGACCGCGTGGATGTACTTGTCGGCCGGGTCGGGGATGAAGCTCCACCCGGCCAGGGCGGCGAAGCTGTGGCTTGACCGGTCCTTGAGAATCTCCCGACACATGGGCCACGCCTCATGCAACGGCAGAGTCTTCAGATCGAGCGGACCGCCCCATGCCTTATGCCAGTCGTATTGGAGCGCCGCATGGTGGTCGACCCACAGGCTGATGAGGATCAGGCTTTTGGGTCGGCCACGCTCGCGTCGGCCCACGCGTTGACGATCAGGCCGAGGTCCTTGAGCTTGTCGCCGCTCTTCCTGTCCATCTCGATCTCGAGCAGCGGGTATTCGCGAATCAGGTAGGCGAGGATGACGGCCATGAAGTTGACCTTCTCCTCCTGCGTGAGGTTGTCCCACCCCTTGCTGACGACCATGAGCCCGGCGCTGATCATGGTCAGAGGCAATTGGGTGCTGTCGTTGAGCCGGGGCAGGCGCATCCTCACGTCGCCGTATTGGATGCGTACCGGACGCGGGTCGTCGGATTCGCTGATGCTGCTGGGGGTGATGACGGTCTCGGCCATGATGGTCTCCTATCTTCGTGCTCTCCTATCTGCGGGTATGGAAACGCCCCGCATGCCGATAGGAGGAAGCGTGCGGGACGTGGAATCATGGGGCGTGCCGTGGGTCAGCCGGCTGCGGGCACGTCCTGGGCGAAGCCCCACGCCTTGAACAGGTACGGGGCCGTGGTGCCGCCCTTGAACGCGCGCAGGGTCATGTTGAAGTTCTGCAGGTCGCTGATGGTCCAGGCGATGTCGTCGCGTTCGCTGACTTTGGCCTTGGGGATGTGCAGGAGGATGAGCTTCTCCGTCTGGGTCAGGCCGGCGATCACGTACTGCGCGTACTTCTTGATGTCGCTCGTGTCGACGGTGATGCTGCCATCCGACTGGACGGTGGTGTCGAAGTAGGTCTCGATGACCTCCTTCTTGCCTTCCAGGGCGGCGAACTGGAACGTCCAATAGCCGCCTGACGTCATGCTGACGACGGTGTCGCCGTTGTGCGCGGTGAAGTCGTTGTCGTCGCCCGCTTCCGGATGGATGGTGGTGCCGTCCTCGCTGAAGTAGCCGAGGGGCTTCTTGCCGCTGCCGGGCGTCCATGTGGGGCCGAGCGTGCCCACGTCCTCGGCGTCCACGTCGTACTTGAAGATGGCGGCTTCCTTGATCAGGCTGACCATGTCGGCGTTGTTGCCGTTACCGACGAACTCCAGGCCGGTGGCTCCCGCGGCGAGCAGGCTGGCTTCCAGATTGCCGGCGGCGGACTGCTTGGCGGTGCCGCCGGTGTTGGTGTTTTCTGCCATGTTTGGCTCCTTTACGTGTTGGATGTGGCTGTGACGGTCAGCAGGACCGTGCTGTACGCGGTCTCGCAGCCCAGCCGGTCGTCGTACGTGCGCAACGGTCCGGACTGGACCTCCGCGGCGCACAATGGGTAATCGGTGGCGTGTCGGAGCAGCCACCGGTGGATGCGGCGGGTCAGGACGCATGCCGCCGCCCAGTCGCCGCTGCCGTCAGCATGGCGGTCGACGACGGTCAGGCGGAGGGTCATGGATTGGGTGACCGGGGTCGGATACCGGCCCGGATCCACCACCATGAGGCACTTGGGCCCGTCGCCCTCGGGCATGTCCCAGCCGAACGCGACATCCGGAAAGACGGCTGACAGCCCCTTGTACAGCATGTCGGACGGGTCGAGGCCGATCAGATGCGGCATCATAGCTTCACGCTCCCCAGTATTCGGGAGAGCGTGCCGTGCCTCTGCTCCAGCCCCATGGGCGCGGTGACGACCACGTTGCCGCGGTCGGTCACGCCCGGCGGATTCCGGTACACGCTGATCCGGTCGTCACCTCCGGCGGCCGCGACGCACTGCCTCTCGACATTGTCGAGAATCTTGGAGTTGTTCAGCAGCTGTGATTGCACGTTCTTCCTATGCAGCACGAACTTGGCGAATCTCATAGCGTGGTTCTCCCCTCTTCGGCATGCAATTGGACGCCGACGACGCGGTCGCCGCGCCACCATTCCTCCGGAGTCCTGGTGACGGTCAGTAGGCGTCCGCGCACGAGCAGCAGGTCGCCGGAGTGGATGTCGAACGGGAGCTGCCCGCGCCGGTATAGGTCGGCGCCGAATGTGACCGTGCGGCGTCCGACCTCGTCCTGGCGTTCGTACGTGCCTGGCGCGACCAGCATGCCCAGCGAGCCCACGTGCACGGGCTCGCCGGGTGTGCGCACGCCATCCTCCAATGTGACCGTGGCGCGTTTGACGTCGATGGTCTCGTAGTCCGACGGGATCATGCGCCATCGCCTCCGGTCATGCGGATGGTGAACGCATGCCGTCGGTCGGCGCCGAGCGACTGGCGTTCGCTGGCGGTCAGGTACAGGTCTCCGTCGGGGTTCGAGTAGGCGACCGTGTCGCTGAACGGGCCGGTGGTCTGCGTGGCGGATTGGACGCCTGCCGTGTCGTCGGCCAGCATGGCGCGTTTGACCATCTGGCAGACGATGCGGGTCAGGGTCCGGTCCGACGCCTTCCTCCATAGGAGCGGGTAGTCGGCGCGGATCTTGTCGGACGCGTCGGCCAGCAGCGTTTCGGCCCGTTCCCGTTCGCCGGTGTCGAGACCGCGCCATCGGGCCTCCAGATCGGAGACCTCGGCGAACGGGGCTTCCTCGTCCGGCATGGTCACGCCTCCTCCGGGTATGGTTCGACGATCTTCATGCCGGTGTCGATGTTGCGGGTGACGCGCACGCGCCGCCCGCCGCGCTCGGTGTCGTAGGTCTCGACACGGCCGGCGCCCACGTCCGGGATGGCTCCGGACATGGGCGTGGGGGCCGGCTCCTCGGGTTCGACGGGCGTCGGTTCGACGGGCTCCGTGTCGGGCTCGTCGAGGATCCCGGTATCGATGTCCTCGGTCTCCTCCGACTTGACGGGTTTCGTGGTCCTGCGGCTAGCCATTGAGCACTCCCTGGAGGCGGGCGGCGGCCTTGCCGGAGAACACGGCGAGGCCCGCGTACAGTTCGATGCGGGTGCGGTAGACGGGCTTGTCCTGCAGCAGGCCGAGGTCATCCACCATGACGCCGCCGTTGGTCAGGCCGGTCACGCCGCCGTCCTCCGGACTTTCGCCGAATTTGACGGCGTAGATGCTGGACGCCTTGGACGTGGCGGTGCCCTGGGTCTCGGTCTGCGGCAGGACCGGCGTGCCGGACGCGGTGTTGCCCGGGTCGAGGATCGGGATCCCGTTCCACATGAGCGCCCGCTTGCCGGCCACGTCCTGCAGGAGCGCGGTGGATTCACCGACGTGACGGAGCGCGCTGCGGATCTTGCCGATGATCGACGCGTTGGCGTAGATCGCGCCGTTGGTGCCGTTGATGCCGGGCACGGCGGCGAGCAGCTCGTCGAGCTTGTCGAGGAACGCATGCACGTCGCCGTCGCCGTTGCCGAGCACGTTCAGGCCGTTTTCGGCGGCGGTGATGACCTGGTTGCCGGTCAGGCGGTTCTTCAGGCCGTCGAACTCCTGTTCGTTGGTGTCGTGGTCGCCGTTGAAGAACGCGTCCTGGAACTCGTAGCTCAGGGCCTTGGTCTTCAACGCGGTCTGTACGGCGCGCTGGTCGTTGAGGTTGCCGCGGGTCTGGACGATGAACCGGTCCACGTCGGCGTCGCCGCCGAGGATGTACAGTGTCTCGGTCTTCTGGTTGACGGTGCCGGTGGATTCCGTGTACGCCTCGTTGACCTTGCGGAACGCCACGCCCGGCAAGGTGGCCTCCTCGTTGTACGCGTACGCGTTGCCCTCGATCTGCATGAACGGGATGCGGTCGAGGATCGGGGATTCCTGCACGAACGTTTCGAGCACGCCGCGGTGCAGGTTGTCCTGGCTGAGTTTCGCGGATTCCGCGAGGGTGAGCGCCATGATCGGCTCCTTTCTGGTTGTCTCGGTTTATTCGTCGCCGTCCGCGTAGGCGTCGCGCAGCAGCTCCTTCGCGCTCCTGCGTTCGTCGCCCTGATGGCCGGCCGGCGGGTTGGTGGGCGGCAGGCTGCGTTTGCGCCGGTCCTCCCGCTCCTGCTTGGATTTGTCCTTGACCATGGCGGAGAGTTTCTCCGCATGCTCGCGCAGCTGCTTCTCGTCGCCGGAGAGCATGGCGACCACGCTCCGGTCGAGTCCGGTCTCCTCGGCGATCGAGTCGACCAGGCGGGAGCGTTCGCTCTCGGCCTTGAGTCGGTCGCGTTCGGCCTCGGCCTGCTCCTTGGCCTCGCGCATCCTCTCCAGTTCGCTCTTGCCGGCCTCCTCGGCCTCGTCGTACTTGGCGGCCTTGGCCTTCAGCTCCTCGTAGTCCGAGTACTTGGCCTCGATCTCCGCGACGCGCTTGGCGAGCGCCCGGCTGAACTCCTTGGAGGTGCCGTTCTTGTCTTCATCGTCATCGTCGCCGCCGTTGTCGGCGGGCGGGTTGTCGATGGTGCGCAGGCGCAGGGCGAGCATGCGGAATCGGTTGCGGAACATGGTGTTCTCCTTCATGGTTTCGGCGCACGGTTAGCGACGCGGCGTGCGGGGTCCGCGGTGAGTGGCTGGTGCAGGATTCGAACCTGCGTGGCTGTGGGGCGCCCGGTTTACGGCCGGGTCCGGTCGGCCGCTGCGGCAACCAGCCGTGATAACGAGGAAGGCCACCGCGCGTGGCGGTGGCCTTCGTTGTGGAATAGTGTGTTTGCTCTGTCAGTCGAGCAGGTATGCGTAGTCGTCCTTGTCGTCGTCGGGCAGCGCGGCGACGGCGTCGAGGATGATGCCCCTGGGCGCGTGGGCCTGCGGGAGTCCGGCGTAGCCGAGAAGCCACATCAGCGCGAGTTCCGGCTCTCCTGCGGACAGCGGTGATGTGTAGCCTTCCATGTCCTGTTCGCTCATGGCCGGGGAGACGTATGGCAGCAGGGCGGCCGCGGCGTCGCGTGCCTTTTGCTCACTGTCCATATCGGCCTCGTTCCTGTTCGGTGATCGGATACGCGGAGTTGACCGAGAACCGTCCGCCGAGTTTCTTCTTGCGTTTGACTTTCAGGTACACCTCGATGATCTGTCCTTCTATGAGTTTTCGTCGGCGTTGGACCATGCCGTCGGGTGCTGTCATCGGTTCGTAGTCGGGCGCGCATATCGTTTCGCGTACCGCCCATTGTACTTTCTCCTGTGGCCAGTCGTCGGGGAAATGGGTTTTCCCGGCGACGCGTGTTCCGGGGCCGTGGCCGGCGAATATGTGGTCCCATACCTGTCCGCGCGGCCTGATCACCTCGTCGGGCCATTCCTTGGAAAGCTCGTACACGCCTCCGCTGACGTCTTCCGGGTACAGGTGGTTCATGGCCACGGCGACCGCTTCGGCGTCCGAGCTCCCGGCGGCTTTGACCGCGGCGTCGTACATGGTCCTGTAGCGTTCCTGGTCGTAGCCGATGAGACGGTCCTTGCCCCAGCTGCATACCGCGACGCATTTGCATTTGCCGTTGTGGAAGGATCCGCCGAAGTCGGCGCTCCGCTCGCTGGTGTAGAAGAACCCGTTCGATGCGAGCATCACGCAGAACGAGCAGGGTCGCGTCCCGCGCGGGACTCTGGCCCATCGCGGGTGGGTGGGGTCCTTGTCCCTGTTCGCCTGGGTGGACATGCGCAGGGAGCGCGCGATCATGTCGGCGGCGAACTGCTGCCAGTCGTCGAGGCTCATGTTCCGGGGCCACAGGTCGTCCACGGTGAGCCCGGCGCGTGATTGGCCTGCCTTGAGCTGCGTGTAGTTCAGGCCGTTCCAGTCGGAGCCGGAGAATCCGCCTACCTGACGGTACAGGACCTCGTATGGGTCGATGCCCGTCGGCTCGTACGCGGGCATGCTGACTCCGGCGTATCGTTGCCACGCGTCGCGGATGGCCTCGTAGTATTCGCTGGCGAGCGTGTCCGCGTCGTTGACGTATTCGAGGACGAGGTCCCTCATCTCCATCGGGTCGGCGCGTTCGAGCTCTTCGGTGGCCGCGTCGATGAGGTTGTCGATGTCATCCTCGTAGTTGCGGTGCAGTCGTTCCAGTTCCTCCTGCAGCAGCGACTTGCTCTCCGGAGGCAGGTCCAGATTGTTCAGATCCATCCGTCGCCTCCTTGGAGCTCATCCGCATGGCGCGGAGCTGGTCGATGCGCTGTTCGCTGCGTTTGCGTCGTTGTTCCATGCGCAGGGTCTGCCGTTGCCGGTCGGACAGGTCGAGCATGTCCCAGGTCACGTCGGAGTCGGCGGGCAGGATGCCGGCCTGCACGAGCTTGACGGCCGCGTCCGCGGCGGCGGCGCGGCTGGGCGTGCTGGGGTTGCGCCACTGGCAGGACACCGCCTGCACGCTGCCGTCCGGGCCGGCCAAATATTGTGCGCGGCCGATGATCCGCTCCCAGGCGGGAGCGAACCAGCGTTGGCATTTCTCCGCCTCCAGGCACAGCTCCTTCTGGGCCTTGTCGATCGCGTCGGCGCTGCTGGGGTTGTCGGTGAGCACGCCCATCGCGTCCGGCGGCAGGCTGGTCGCGGACGCGAACATGGTCGCGGTCTGCCTCAGCTGCGCCTGGTGGGGTTCGAACGAGTACTGGGCGAACTGGCCGACCTGCGGGACGTTGCCGGTCTTCGGGTCGGCGGGCAGGGCGAGCACATGGTCGAGCAGGATCCTCCACTGGGGTATCGGGTTGCCGTCGTCGTCGGTGAACATCTCCTCGGTCACGCCCAGGAAGTAGCGGGGCGGCACCGAATACAGCTCGGCCTGCATCTCGCTGCGCATGAACGTGCGCACGGCGCTGTCGGTCAGGCTCATCACGGTGCGGCTGATGCGGCTGCGCCCGAACGGGCGCTTGGAGTCCGGCCTGTAGGCGAGCAGTTCGACCGGTGGACGCGCGTCCGGATTGTCGGTGCGCTGGTAGACCTTCCACCGGCCGTCATCGTTGACGATGTTGACCGTGTGGTCCAGATCCATCAGATAGGCGCCGGTGGCGTGCTCGTACTCGTCGTCAGTGTCGAACAGGAGCGCCGAACGCAATCCGTGGCGGCGCTTGTCCCATTCGCCGGTCGCGGTGTCGGCCGTGAACTCCTGGATGACCGCCTCCGGCTCTCCCAGGTCGGCGCGGCCGGCGAGCGCCGTGATGAAGCTGCACGAGTGGACGAACGCGTCGGTGTGGGCGCTGTCCGCGGTTGCTATCAGGTCGTTGGCGTCCATCAGGTCGCGCACGGTGCGGGACAGGTCGGAGCCGTCGTCCGTGGTGATCCCGTCGAGCACGACGCGGTTGGCCAACGCCTGCACGGCCTTTTCGGGCCAGCCGACGACGATCTCGATGTCCTTGGCTATCGGGGGCAGGCTGTAGCCGATGTCCTTGAGCTGGTTGCGCCCGTTGTAGTAGGTCTGGCGGACGCGGTTGCGCGAGCGTTTCTTCAGGAGGCGGCGCAGGAGGCGGCGGTAGAGTTCGGCTTCGCCGCGGGTCAGGCCGCTGACGGTGGTCGGGTAGGTGATCATGGCAGTCGTATCATCCTTTGCGTTCTGGTGTCGCGGCGGGGGTTGGTCATCGCGCCGTGCAGGGCGAGGGTCACGGCGACCAGGGGGCTGATGTCCACGTCGCTGCCGAGCTTGTTCCACCCGTAGGCGCCCTCGTGGCCGATGTTGCGGATGGTCGCGCCGGCCACGGCCATGTCCAGCGGCGTCTGGCCCTTCAGATGGCGCAGCGTGTGGTCGCGCAGCATGTCCTGGAAGCGGCCGACCGCCTGGCCCATCATCGTGGCGGATGTCAGGGTGACGTTCACGCCGCGCTGTTTGAGTTCGGGGACGAGCACGGTGGCCGGGGATTGGGCGTCGATGACGACGGCCTGAAGGCGGGGCCACCGGTCGGCGATCCAGTCGACGGCCCATCTGGTGCCCGCGCGGCGGCTGTCCCTGAACCGGGCCAGTTCGACGTGCGCCGTCCCGTCCGGGTAGGCCATGCACGCTCCGATGGCGAGGCTGGAGCGGTCGGGCGGCATGTCCACGCCGATGGCGATCCAGCCGCCCGGCAGTCTGGAGTCCACGGTGGATTCGTCCCACGACGTCTGGTCGATGGCCCTCATGCTGGCCTGTTCGTCCCAGATGCCCAGTGCCTCGCGGCGGAAACTGTCCTCGCCCAGGTTCTTGAGCATGCGCAGCATGGCGGCCGGCTTGGTGCGCGACGGGTAGCTGGGGTTGGCCTTGGCCCACTGCCCGCGGTCGGTTGTGTCGGCGTCCCGGTCGGCGGAGAACTCGATGTACACCATGTCGTCCTCGCCCTTGAGCGCCTGCTCGCGTTTCTGCGAGAACACCTCGCCCGGGTCCACGGGGCGCGGCGGGGTGCCCATGAACACGATCAGCGGGTTGCGCGCCGCGTTCGCGGTCGGGATCATGTCGTCCAACGCCTTCTCCGAAAGAATCTGCGCCTCGTCGAAGATGATCATGTCCACCGCGTCGAAGCCACGGCCGAACCCCTGCTCGCGGGCGCCGAACAGGATGCGGCTGCCGTTGACGAACCCGATCTCCTCCTGGCCGTTGGCCCGTCGCACGGCCTTGCAGTGTCTGATGAGGCCGGGGCGCTGCACGAGCGCGGTCATGCTCTTGAACGTCTCGCTGGAGGTGCGGGTGCGGTGCGCGGTCCAGATGACCTTCATGCCCGGCTGGGTCAGGCACAGGACGACCACGTTGTTGCCGACCGTGAACGTCTTGCCGGTCTGCCGGCAGATGCTCATGACCACGCCGCCCACGCCGGCCGCGTACGTGCCGTCGGCGCGCTTGGCGAGCATGAGCCGGCCGATGCCCTCCTGCCACCGGTCGAACCGGATGCCGAGCCGGCCCGTGATGGTGCGGACCTTGCCGAACCCGGTGGAGACGATTCCGGTGGGGATGGCCAGATGGCGGGCTGCCTCAGACAGTGCCGGGGTCGAAGGATTCGTCCCTCGCGTCATCGGCCCTCACTCCCTCCGCAAGCGGATCCGCCCGCGACTCCTCCTCCAATGCGTTGATCTCCTTGCCGACCGCGAGCATCTGCTTGGTCAACGCGGCGATGGCCTGGGCCGGGGTGTCCGGATCCTGCACCGCCCGACGCAGCGCGTCAAGGCTGACGCGCAGCAGGTCGGCGTATGAGACTTCCGTATCGTCGCCGCCCGCGCCAGCCGGAGGCGACGGTACGGTGGCGGCGCCCAGGCGTCGCTTGGAAGCGAGCTTCCTGCAGTTGTCGGAACAGTACCGGCGCTTGCCGCTGCTGTTCTTCGGCAACGATCCACCGCACAACGCGCATCGTCGCATGGCCATGGTTTCCTCCTTGAAAAGGCGACGTTCCGCGACCCCGGGGAGAGATATCGGCCCTGCACCCGAGGTGGCCGTTTCCGGGCCTGCCGGGGTATCCTCCCCAGGTCACCAGTCGCTCGACTCGAACGGGATGCTCGTGGCCTTGGGCTGAGCTGCGGTGCCGCCCAGATGGGAGCGGGCGTACGCATCCGTTTTGTTGCTTTTGATCCTGTTGCACCGTCGGTGCGTGAGCCGGCAGTTATTGAAGCTCAACGGGTCGCCGCCACGCGAGACTGGGATGAGTTCGTCGACCTCCGCGCTCATGGGATGCGGGGATCTCAATGTCTTGTCTACGGGCTTACCGCAGATGGCGCACACATCGTAGGCGGCGAGCACGCGCCTGCGCAGCATGTCCCTGCGATGCCCGTTGCTTCTGCGCGGGTTACTCCTGGCACTCATCGTCGAACACCTTGCGGAACGCGATGCAACCCTTGTCGAGCAGTCGTTCGAATTTCTCGGCGTCGAACATGGCGCACTCGCCCGGCTCACCTGACAGCGGCACGGGCACGTTCATCGTGGCGAGCTGCCGGTCGGCGTTGTCGGTGATTCTCAGTGTGATGGTGGGTGGCATCATGCACCTCCAGAATCTGGATTCGCCTTTATGCGGCGCAGAGAAGCACTTTTTGCGGGGCACTATATCTAGTGTTTTCCCCACAAATCTCTAGTAAAAAAAGCATTGTCGAGGAACAATATGCCGTATTCTTCTGACGGAATCGGCCGCTTTTGTCTCTGAGTACCCGGTATTTTCGAAGTGATTGCCGCGCCTGCTGTTTGGCGACTGTCGGCGAAGCAATCACTCGATATCGCTCATCTGAATGAGAAGGAGACACAATGTCTGTTTTCTACAGTTTTCATTATGACCGTGACAATTGGCGAGTCCAGCAAATCATGAACATGGGAGCCATCGAAGGCACCACTCTGTTGAACCACCAGGATTGGGAGACAGTCAAGCGCGGCGGCGATCAAGCTATCAAGAACTGGATTGACAAACAGATGCTCTACAAGAGCGCTGTGATCGTTCTTGTCGGGTACGAGACCGCCGGCAGGCCTTGGGTCCAGTATGAGATTGAAAAGGCATATCTGGACAGAAAGCCTCTTCTCGGAATCAGAATCAACGGTCTGAAGGATCGCGATGGATATACGGATCCGGAAGGTCCCGACCCATTCGACATTCTTGGATTCGATAGTCTGTACGTACCGCTGTATACCCCTTCGGGATACAACAGTACGGACAAGTACAACGACATCAAACGGAACATCCGTAGCTGGGCCCAAAACGGATACGTACGGGCCTAGATCACGAACAGGCATACACCGATGCCTGCGACGATGAGCACGAGATAGTATCCAGCCGTCGACCATGAGAACAACGCGTTGAGATAATCGCATGCTCCGTTGTCGTATGGGCTCGGGTCGAGATCATACAGTCGCGTATCGCCGTCCACGGCCTTGCCATAGAGACGGCGGTACGCGCGTTCCAGACGGAGATACTGCGCATCCATCATCCAGAACGCGACCGTCACGATAAGACCGGCCACAAACACCAGGACATTGGTCTTCACCGCACCCAAAGCGAACACAAGGGTCAGAATCGGAGCCAACCACGCCTTAAGCGACGCAGAATTACCGGCCATGCGTTTGATCACATCCTGGATGAATCCAAGATACTGACGCTTGTCTTCCGAATCAATAATGGCTGTCCGATTGTCTTCCATGACGACTCCATTCCTAGATGGCGTTGCTTCAAGGTTATGACATTGTGCGGATGGTGCAGGATTCGCACCTGCGGACCCGTCAAGGTCTCCCGCTTAGCAAGCGGGTGCTTTCGACTGCTCAGCCAACCATCCAGAGATATGAATCGAGGGCCTGAACGTGATTCACTGCCATGATTCAGACCCTCTAATCCACTGACAAGTATGCGTTGCAGCTTCCAAAACGTCAGTCCATCGGCGTGTCGCGCAACAGTGCGGCCACGTCTCGAAGCCTGTAGACGGGCTGATTCCGCCCATCCTTTCCATCAGGCTGGAGCAGCCCGCGATGCTTCCACGAACGGATCGTGGAACCCGACACCGAATAGCCCGCGCCGCGCAACAGTCGCGCGCACTCCCCCGCCGTAAATGCCTTGCCGCTGCGGATGCTGCGCTCCAGAAGGTCGAGGCGCACCGCGCTCGCCGATTGCTCCCTGCCGCAGGTGGGACAGGTGACGATGGTGGCGTTTGGGGTGGCGGTGATGGTGAGCCCGCAGGTCAGGCATTGGCCGATCGGCGTCACGGGCTCGGGCGGGTCGATGATCCCGAGCGTCAGCGGTTTGAGCCGTTGGAACTGCGCGACATACATGCCGATGTCGGGAATCTTGGCGAGGTTGGGGTGCATTGCGGCGTCTGTGAGGCATCCGATGGTGTCCGGGCACAGGTCGCGCTTCCAATCCAGTATGTGCACGCCTGTCAGTCTGCGCCACAGTCCTTGGGCGATGCTGGCGAGCAGGTCGATGTGGTCGAGCACGTCCAGGCGCAGCGGGGTCGGCGCGACCGGCGTGATGATCCTGGTGGGCTGATGGCCTCCCGGATGCAAGGTCGCATCCAGACTGGCCTCCAACGCTTGCGTCCATGGCACGAACTGCAGCAGCAGGAGTGCGAAGTCGAGCTCGCACGCCGGGCACAACGAGTACCCGGCTTCGACCGGCCGATCGCATACTTGACACGTGGCTACTGACATTCCCAACTCCTTCGTCTACAATCCGGGTCCGTTACCACGCGGAGCCCTGGTGTTCGGAGGAATGCCGGGGTTTCTCTCTATTCGTCCATTCTCTCATTCTTCATGGCCTTCAGCCGTGCGCGACGCCTCGCATGACACAGGCGCGACGCCTCACGGTTCCGCGCCTTCTGCGCTTCACGCCTGTCCGCCTCTCGATCGGAGTCCTCCACGATGCGCTCCCCGTTGCGGGCACGGCGCACCAGGTCGGCCAACTCCGGGTCCGACTGCCAGTCGATGCTCATATGAGTGTCCTTGCTTCGGTTTCTGGGCGGTTTTCGACAAGTTCCGGGTGCAGGATAATGCTCCGGCACTCATCCTCGCCTATCCCCAACAATCGGGCGATCTCCTTCGCCTCATAACCGGCCCTGTGCCACTTGATGGCCATCTCGGCCTTCACCATGCTTACCACTTATGCTCCTTTCCTCGGATCCCGCAGGTCGGCGAGCGCGGTGATCTTGTCGAGGATGGTCTTGTATTCCTTGATGTCGCGGTTGAGGCAGGTCGTGACCCTGTGGTCGGTGGATGGCTCGAAGTAGGCTCCGAGCGTGACCTGCCTCATCAGGAATCGGAGCGTGGTCAGGTCGAGCTTCCGGTAATGGAGCATGTCGAGATGGAGCTCGAGCCCGCTGCGGATCCATTTGATGTCGAAGTCCACGTTCGTGCCCGCCGGGTGCAAGGTGTACTTTCCCGCCCAATCGGTCAGCACGCCGTTGATCTGCTTGGCGGCCGTGTATGCGCCGACCGCGTCGTCGCCGAACGTTTCGCCGACGAGTCCGTTGCGCGTGTGCACGTCGACCGCCCACGCGGTGTCCGGGCACAGAGAGATGGCGCCATGCTTGATGACCCAGGTACGGATCAGCCTGTCATCCACGTCGTCCGGCGTCTCCCCGTCCATCCCCGTGACGGCCATGCCGACCTCCAGCAGCTGGCCGCGGGTCGGATCCAACGCCGTGGTCTCCACGTCCAACCACAGCAGCATGTCCGGCTTATCGCCTGTCATATCAGTGTTCTCCTTTCCTTGGATTCGTATTTGCGGTCGCCCTGGTCGTCGGGCGTCCATTGGTCGCCGCGCCAGTCGAGCACGGGCGTGGATTGCGGGGTCTCGCCCGCATACAGGTACAGGCCGAGCTCGTGCGCCCGGTCGGGATGCTTGTGCACCCAGCCGTGGCATCCGGTGCTGCCCGACCCGCACAGCAGCACGAGGTTGGCCGGCGAATGCCGCCACTCCACATCGGCGCGCAGACGGTTCATGCGATGGTGCACGCTCAGTCCGGGCCACTGGCCGGCACGCACGTACACGCCGCAGCGCACGCACCGATGCCCGTCCCGCCCGATCGCCAACAGTCTGGACTCGTGAAGGTCGAACATCACACCGCCCCCACGCCGTCGGCGAGCGCCGACCTCTCCTCGTCGGACACCGGGTAGCCCGCGGTTTCGAGCAGCCGGTAGTAGCCCCGGACCATCGGGTTAGCGGCCCGTGTCCAGTCGTCCGCGTCGATGCGCGCCTCGCAGAAGGCGCACAGCAAGCACGCCAGCTCCGCGTCCGACCCGGCGCACCGGGATTCCAGTTCCCGGTAGTTCTCCTCGCCGTCCAGGTGGTACACGCCCGCCTTCGGGTCCTTCACGGTGACGGGCAAGGGATGGCGCTCGCGGATGCGGTTGTATGATTCGATGGCCTTGTCGCGGTCCTGCGAGTCCAGTCCGCCGTTCAGGCTGATCCATGCGCGTTCGGTGAACACGTCGAGCATGGTCAGCGCGCGGACCATCGCGTCCAGACGGTCGGCGGACAGGTGGAACGCGTGCCGGCCGACCCATGATTCACGCAGCCTGCGGGCGCGCTCGTGGAACTCGACCACGGGCTTCATCCGCTCCCGTTTCTCCCGTTGCTCGCGCCGCCGACGCTCCTCGTACGATTCGGTGTCGGCCTTCGCGTCGTCACGCCGGTAGACGACCGCGCAATCATCGAACAGACGTACGAACAACCCCGACACGTCATCGCATTCCCCGGCCCACGACTCCCACTGGTCGCGGAACGACACGTCACCGGCCTCGAACCGCGTCTCGGCCCGCCACCCCACGGGCGTGGCCCACCAGCCGGACACGCTCACCGACTCGGGCAACGCCTCCACATCGAGGTCGGCGAGCGCCCGTTCGGCCTCCTCACGCCACAGGCGATTCCTGCGCTGCCGGCACTGCTGGTCCAGCTTCCACTGGAAGTTACTGGTGCCCGCCACCTTGGCCAGTTCCGTCTGCGCGTCCGGATCATCGTCGAACTCGGCCAACGCGGCCAGCTCCGAGAACGACAACTGGCCGAAATCATCACGCGAGGCACGCACCCCATCCGGGATGCGGGCGATGCGTTTGCGCTCGCGGACGTAGGTCTGGCTGCGGCCGAGCTGGCCGGCGATCCGTGGGATGGTGGCGCCGAGCTGGAGGAGTCCCTGGATGGCGTCGGATTCCTCGAGGACGGTGAGTTGCTCGCGTTGGGTGTTCTCGGTGATCATGGCCTCCAACTGCTGGATCGGGGTCAGGTGGAGGACGAACGCGGGGACCTGGGCGAGGCCGGCCTGTTTGCAGGCCGCGAGGCGTCGGTGCCCGGCGATGACCCGGTAGCGTTCATCGTGTGGGACGACGCTCAAGGGGGTGAGCAGGCCGTTGGCTGTGATGCTGGCGGCCAGTTCGGTCACGTCGCCGATGGTTTTGCGCGGGTTGTCGGGGTGCGGGTCGAGCAGCGTGATGTCGAGTCTGGTGACCTGGCTGCTGGCGTATGCGCTCATTGGTGGTGCTCCTGTTCGAGTCGGTCGGCGAGCGTGGCGCCTTTGTCGGTGACGCCCCAGCCGATGGCTTCTTGTTGGATGAGTCCCTGACGGTGGAGGGCGGTGAAGGTTCGCCTGTCGTTGCCGTCGACGGGGTAGGTTCCGGGTTGGTGGCGGATGTCGATGAGCCGGTTCCTCATGTTGGGTGTGGTTCTCATGGTTGCTCCTCGGAGTGTCGTGTGCTGAATGCGTGGGCGCCGGCCAGGCACAGGCCGTGGGACGCGTAGCTGGCCTGGTGTTCCGGGGCGGCGCAGCTGACGAGGGTGCGTCGGTCGTCGATGAGCTCGCTGATCGGGGTGCTGTCCCAGACGAGCACGAACGGGGTGGGGCCGATGATGTCCTGGATCGCGTTGATGAGGCGCTGCTGCTCGTTCATGGCCTGTCCTTCCAATGCTGTTGGCGGTCGAGGCAGTCGGCGCAGGTGCGGCACATGATCTGCCAGCTGGTCAGGCACAGGCCGCCGCATACCTGGCATCGGGTGACGGTGCCCATGGTGGTTTCGGTCTCCTTTCGTTGTCGGTTGACGTGGCGGATGTGGTCGCGTCTGAGGCATCCGCACGAGCGGGTTCGTCCGCTGGTCAGGCTGGCGGACGGCACACGGGCGAGGTTGCCGCAGTCGCACCGGCATTCCCATTCGGCGCCGCCCTTGGCGTACCGGCTGGGGCCGGCGTATCGGAGGGCGACGAGCCGGCCGAAGCGCTGGCCGGTCAGGTCGCGCACCTGGTGGCGGTGGCCGGCGACGGCGCGGGTCATGCCGTGGGGTTGGGGTTTGCGGTGTACGGTGACCCATTCGCGCAGCATCACGTCGGTGTCGGCGGTGGTCATGCGGTCGCCTCCTCGCGGTTGAGCCGGTCGGCGCATTCCTGGCAGGCGCTCATCCACGGGCTCGGCGCCCATCCCTGCCGCTGGTGGCTGTACGAGCTTTCCTTGGGGTGCATGATGGCCCTCACGTGCCGGCAGTTCCACGTGTGCTCGTGCCGACGCTCCGGAACGGATGCAGGTTCGGGCAGCCACGGCCGGTATGCGCCGGTCTCCAGCCACCTGGCGAGCCTGGGTTCGCTCCCGGCCCTCAGATCGCCGTTGTCGATGGCCCTGGTGTGGGCGAGCACGGCCGCATAGAGCCGTTTCGGATCAAGGCCCGAGTCGATGGTCTGGCGGACGGCCCGGCGGTTGCGGTCGGGGTCGCCGCCCGTGGGCCGGTAGGCCTCGGCGATCAGCCTCTCGGGCTCACGGTCAATGCGCCGGTCCAACGCCGTGGCGGCAGCGTCCAGGTCAACGCGGACGCCGGCCGCCTGGCCGGCCGCTTGCCCGGGTGCTTGGCCGTGGGCTGCGGGAGGGGTCGGGGTGGGAATGGTCCCGGCCACTTGGGGCTTGGCCGGTGCTTGGCCCCCGTTTGAAGCATCGCTCGGCTTCTGCCCGGCGTCCGCTTGTACACCGCTTGACGGTGTGCTTGGGGCACCGCTCTCGCTCTGCTCGGCGTCTGCTTGAAGCAGAACCGAAGCGGAACCGTTGCCCTGCTTGGGTTCTGCTTCACGGTTTTCGTCGTTTTCGCTCGAAGCGTCCAGCCAACCGCGTTCGGGGCGTTGGCCGTGGGAGGCGAGCCCGCCCTTGCGGCCGGCGCGCACCTTGGCCGGGTCCTTGAACACGTCCATGCCATAGCCGCCGGTCCTCCGGTTCTCTACGATCCGCCACCGCCCGTCGCCGGCCGGTTCGACGAGACCCGTCGCTTCGAGCTCCGCGAGCTGTCTGGCGGTGCCGCCGAGCATGCGGACGCGACGACGGTCGAACACGATGCCGGCGCCGCCGGTGCCGCGCTCATACGCCTCGCCGGCGGTCCAACTCGCGAGCGTGACCCACAGGCCGCGCGCGGCCATGGACGTGTTCTCGACCTGCGGCGAGCGGTGGAATCCGTCGCTCAGGCAGAAGCACGACATGATGGCTCACCTCCCGTCGGCTGCATGCCGGCGAGTCGCCTCGCCATGAACTCCACGTTGGTGACCGCCTCGCTCCTGAGGTTGTCGTCCTTGTCGTATGCGTAGCGTTGCCCGCAGCGCAGGCAGTAGCGGGGCTTCGGGTCGGCGAGCAGGATCGCGGCCGTCCTGGAGTCCGGCAGACCGCGGGTCGCATGCGCCCATACCGCGTCCCCGCACCTGGGGCACACGCTGTACGGTGGTTCTCCCGTCACGCGCCTCACGCCGCCGAACGCCAGCTTGAGCGCCCTTTCCACGTTCATGCCGAACGCGTCCGGATGCCGTTCGATGATCGCCTGGATGTTGTTGCCCGCGTCGTCGCGCTGCAGGTCGTCCCTGAGCGATCTGAACTCGTCGGGATAGTACGCGCGACGGTTCGCCGCGTACCAGGCGAGCGTGACGAGCTGCGGGTACGGGTAGACGGATTGCGGGTCGACGTCGAGACGGACGACCGGATTGTCGATGTCGGCGAGTTCGCCGGTATCGAGATCGAGCGCGTCGCCACGGACGGTGAACTCGATGGCGACGGTCGCGGTGCGTCCTTCGAACATCGCCCTGACCTCGTCGACCTTGGCGTCGATGTCCTGTTCCACGGTGTGGCCTCCTTAGAATTCGGGCTGGTCCGCGTCGCCGCCGAAACCGGCAGCGGACTGGGACGGGGGCGGCGCGCCCCACGGGTCGTCGTCGGGCGGCGATGCGGGATTCCAACCGTCCGATGGCGCGGACGGCTGCGCGGCTCCGGCGAAACCGCCGTATGATGCGCGACTTTGCGTGGTGCGGACCACGGCGGCCTTCGCGTACCGCAGCGACGGGCCGATGTCCTCGACCTGCAACTCGATCACTGTGCGGTTGGTGCCGTCGTTCGCCTGGTAGGAACGCTGCTGCAGACGGCCCTGTGCGATGACGCGCATGCCCTTGGACAGGGACTGGGCGCAGTGGTCGGCGAGCTCGCGCCATGCCGAACAGCGCATGAACAGCGGTTGACCGTCCTCCCACTGGCCCGACCGGCGGTCGAACACGCGTGGGGTCGACGCGATCGTGAAATTGCACACGCTCGTCCCGGTCGAAATCGAACGCAGCTCGGGGTCGGCGGTCAGATTGCCGATGATCGTCAACGTGGTCTCGCCGGCCATCACTCGCCTCCCAGATACTGGGCGATCACGCGGAAACACCCGTCATGATCGTGATCCGGCGCGGTCTCCGCGCGATACGAGCCAGCCGGGCGCCAGGCGACAGACGCGCCACGGCGGATGCTGCGCCGCAGCTCCATCGCGCGCTTGCGCGACAAACCGTCAGCCACCACGCCGGGCTTGCGGAACGTGCGCAAGGCCTTGGCGGCGTCCTCGTAGGCGGACGGCGGACGACCCGTGATGATGTCGTCCGGGAAATCCTCGAGCAGTCTCACCGTTTTCAGCAACCGGAGATCCTCCTCGGTCCTCTCGTCCCTTCGGGGCATGCCGGCCGCATCGGGATGATCCACGCCGCCGTTCACCGGTTTCACTGCCACCGGCGCGGCGGCCCCGGGGTTCGGCACCGTTCCGGGACGCTTCCTGCCGGTGCGCGTGCACCAGCGTCCCAGCGCGATGCGCTCGGACTGCTCCAGCGAATCCCAGCCTTGGTCGCACGCGATCGCGTACAACTGCTCAAGTTCGTTCTCTGAAAATTTCGGCTTCATGACGCCTCCTTTCGGGCCGGCACCGGGAGTCGAACCCCGTAGGCCGGAGCGGGACGCCGAAGGGCAACACCACCGTCAGAGAGAGTCGCCCCGCTCCGGCCGCCGTATCCCTGACGGGGCGCCGGCCAATGCGCGGACGCCACGACGGCTGGGGACACATCTGATGGCATCCGCGCGATCTTCTGTTATTGGCACTGGTTTGTACGTGTTTTCCTTCACGCCGCCCGACGAGGAAAGTAGAAAAACGCCGGGCAAGACTCCTACTCGCCGCCCTCGCTGTCGGCGATCGACAGCAGCGTCACGCCCAGCAGCCCACCCGCGATGAAGGCGAGGAAGTGCAGGACGCTGAACGCGCCGTCCGCCAACCCGGCGACCCACCAGACCAGCCCCCAGCCCGCCAGCAGGACGAGCGTGGCACCCATCACGATGCAGAACGCCAGCTTCTGCTTACGCTGCTTCACGGTCAGCGTCACCGGCCTGCGATGCCTGCTCATTTGAGCCTCCTGCAATCACCGAGCATGGTCTCCGTGCGCCGCTGCAGGTTCGCCTTCTTCCAGGCGAGCACCACATCCGGCACATAGCTGATGCGACCGCTCACGCTGTCACGCAGATACGCCGGCCCCTGCCCGAGACTCCGCCACTTGCCGAGCGTCTTCACCGACCTGCCCAGGCAATCGGCCGCCTGCTGCGGCGACCAGGTAACCGAAGCCATCTCCGATACGGCCATCACTCACTCATCTCCTTCCAGGAACGCTTTGAGCGCGAGAATGGTGCATGCCACGCAAAGAAGGGAGGTGAGGGCATGGAACGCGATCCAATAGATTCCGCGAACGACGCCAAGACCTACGCCAGAGCCGGCGACACGGCCAGGGCGATCGCCTCGCTTGCCGATGCCGTGCAGGGCATCGCGGACGGCGTCCCTCACCAGACCATGCAGTTCCGGATTCCGCCGGATGAACTCCTCGGTCGAGACCGGGTTCGTCCCACGGTCCACGAGACCGCGCCTGTCCAACTCCTCGGCGACGATGCGACGCACATCCCGACGGATCAGATCGCACAACCCCTGATGATCCCGCTCGACCTGCTCCATGGACTTCGGAATGACAACAGGCGCCGGCATGATTCCAATCTCGCTTTTCATCACTCCCCTCCTTCCGCGAGCGCCTCGGACTTGAACTGCTTCGGAATGAACGCGGACGGCTTAGACTCGGTGGCTTCGGCGATTGCCAAAATGTTGTCGAGAGTTACTGCGCGCTGTCCGCGAAGCATGAAGTTAAAGGTGCTGTAGGGAATGCCGGACCTCTCGCTGACGGCCTTCTTGGTCATTCCTTTGTGCTTTATGATTGATTCGGCAAGATAGCCGAACTCAGCATTGACGTTGCTCATACATGCAATGATGTGGTCCACATCAACCATTGTCAACTTCCGGCGTGTCTCATATGAGCAATTAAATGCCACACCGTAAGTTGTTATTGCTCAAATAAAGCATTATCATGCTCACATGAGTGATATTAAGGAGCAGCGCAGCAAACGCTTCGCACAGCTCATCGGGTATGAGCTTAAAGCGAACTTTGCGCGAGAAGGAACATCGCAAGCAGAGGTGGCCGAACGTCTCGGTCATTCCAAATCCGGTTATTCACGATGGATCAATGCAAAACCATCGATGCCGCTCGAAGCGTTTATCAACACATGCGAGCTCATCAACGTCGATCCGAGACAAGTAGTTGACGCCGCATATACGCGGCTTATCGAAGAACTCGGAGAGCCGCCGACAATCAGGCAAGTCGCCGATGATATCGCGTCGAATCCTGATTTGTACGATCTGGCCGCAAGCCACGACAAGAACAAAGAGCTCGAGGCAGAGACGCCGAGAGATTAAATAAGGGAAGGGAATTATTATGGCAAGCCATTCGCAAAATGTCCCGTTTTTCGGTCGGAAAGAGGAGATTCTCCGGCTTCGCGGCGAAAACGATAAACTCGCAGAGGATAATCGTCGCATGTATTCCGACAATTGCGCCATGTCCAACCGGATCCAGTCCCTTCAATCCTCTTTGGACGCGGCCACGGCGGAGGCGAATCGGCTCGGTGCGATGGAGGTCAGCGAACGTCGTCGGGAGATCAGCGACCTGGATGCCCAGATTTTCTCCCGAAAGAACGAATTGGATGCCGCCATTTCATCGCGTACTTCTCGCATCGGAGAGCTTGACTCCGACATCAAACGAAAGTCCGATGAGATTCAATCGTTGCAGTCGCAGATCATCGACCTCCGGGACCATCTCGAACTGAACGATCTTGGTCTATACGATTACGCGAACCCCGCGGAAAGCTCGGTGAAGCTCAAGGAACAGCTCGACGCGAACAAACAGCAGCAGAAGGAAATGGTTCACGACAAGACCGCGGTCAAATCGTTACGCATGTTCAGCGTCAGCGACTCGAGGGCACAAGGAGAACGTCTTGCCAACAATATGTGCCAGCTGGCGCTCAGCCTATTCAACGCGGAAGCGGAGAACGCCGTCAAAAACGTCAAGGCAGGGAATCTTGACGTCAGCGTGGCGAGACTGCAACGCTGCGCGAATCGCATCGAACGTTTCGGGAAGGATATCAATCTTCAGATCACGAAGAAGTACTTCAACCTTCGCGTCAAGGAACTGTCCCTGACCGCGATGTACATGCAGGCGGTGCAGGCGGAGAAAGAGGCCGAACGCGAGCGCCGGGCCGAGCTGCGCGAGCAGGCGAAGGCGCAGAAGGAGCTTGAGGCGGAGATGGCGCGTCTGCGCAAGGAGCAGGAGCACTACCGGAATGTGCTCGAGAAGATGAAGGAGCAGGGCAACCAGGAGGAGGCCGCCAAGCTCGAGGCGCGCCTGGCGGAAATCGACAAGTCCATCAATGACGTTGACTATCGTGCGGCGAACATCCGTGCCGGCTACGTGTACGTCATCAGCGACGTGGGCGCGTTCGGAGAGCGCATGGTCAAGATCGGCATGACCCGTCGTTTGGATCCGATGGATCGCGTGCGGGAATTGTCGGATGCGTCGGTGCCGTTCAAGTTCGACGTGCACGCCCTGTTCTTCTCCAAGGACGCGGTGTCGCTGGAGACGATGCTGCACCACGAGTTCGAGGATCGACGCGTGAACAAGGTGAACGCTCGCAAGGAGTTCTACTACTGCACGCCGCAGGAGGTGCTCGACAAGCTCAAGGAGAAGAACGTGGCCGTGGTCGAGTATCGGGTCGAACCGGAGGCCGAGGAGTACCGCATCAGCCGGCGTATCGCCGAGAAACGGGAACAGGGACAAGGCGAATCTTCGCTACGGGAGGTGTGATTGGAGGGATTTCTTTCCGAGGCGTCGCTGCTGGGCGTCCGCGTCGAGGAGCGGCGCCTGCCGAGCGGATTGTGCGGCGTCTACTACGAACCAGCCAGACTGATCGTGTTGGATGAGTCGATGCCGGACTTCCAACGACGCTGCACGCTCTGCCACGAGCTCGTACACGCCCGCTACCACGACACCGGGTGCGGCACCCCATACGGGGCCAAGGCCGAACGCCGGGCACGACGAGAGACTGCGCTCAGGCTCATCAATCCGGTCGAGTACGCGAGCGCCGAGGCCATCTGTGATGGTGATGCGTATCGGATCGCGTGCGAGCTGGATGTGACGCTGCAGGTGGTCGAGGATTACAGGAGGCTGCTGCATGACACGCTGAGATGAACGAGATGGCCTGCGGGAAGTTGCCGCTTCCCGCAGGCCGGTGAAGACAGTAAAACCATTACCACGTTTTAGCCGCTTCGATTCGCCATCCTAGCATCGAAGCGGAGGATGGAGCAATGATGCTACAACCAGACAAGACTGCTTACGATATGCTCTCCGCTCGACTCCGGAGTGAACTCCAACGACCAGAAATGGTACGCCGGGTCCTCCGAATCCTCGCCCTCGTCGGAGAACCCGAACCTACGGAACAACGCGATGCTCGGCTTGTTGCGCGGGTCTATCTGCGTGAGCACGAAGGGCGTGCGCCCCGTCCTGAAAGCGTCGTCCCGAAGCCTGTTGAGGACCGCGGCAAGCAGAAGGTCGCCCAGGTGCTTACCCCTGGATTCGAGAGCGGTGGCGATGTACGAGATCTGGTAGAAGCCGGGCTCGTCATCGGCGGTCTCGGAGGCCACACCGTATTCGCAGAAACCGAGCACCGTATCCGCATATGCGGTGGCGCCCTCGACGACGATCAGCATGATCTCGCTGTCATCCGCATGCCTGCGGATATTGAGCCCTCGGATATACCGCTGCGCGTCCATGGCCCATTCCGGACCGCCGTCGCAGCACACGAAACGTCTGAGCGCCGTCTGGTGCGCCTCAGAGCAGAGACGTGCCCTTACGATGCTGAGTCCCATGCGCAAGAAGCTCCTTCGCGTGGCGTGCCACGACGAGACGCGCCCCCTTGGTCATCCTCATCCACTTCTCGTCATGAAGATCGCGTGCACCGTCCGCAGGCAGCGTGTAGACGGGCACGGGCTTCACATCGGCGCGTGTCAAAGTCGCCATGTCTGCATCTCCTTTCCTGCGCAATCTCCATGGTCGCTAATGAGAATCATCGTACAACCCAATACAACCCAATACAACCCAATACAACCCAATCGTATCCAAGAGCGTAAGAGAAGGGACCCCAAAATGTCGATATCAACCTACCGGACCAACACCGGCGAACTCCGCTACCGCGTCAGATACAGGAAGCCCGACGGCACGCAGACCGACCGCCGCGGCTTCAAACGCAAGAAGGACGCCCAATTGTGGGAGGCCGACCACGTGACCGTCGCCATCGCCAAAGGCTCCTACGTGGATCCCGCGAGCGCGAAAAGCACCATAGGCGACCTGTGGCCGGCGTGGATCGCGAAGAAGAAGGTGAACGCGAAACCCAGCTACCTCGACGACCTGGAGGGCGCGTACGGCAAGTACGTGGCCGCGTATTGGGCGAACATCCGTATCGGCAAGGTATCGCGCGCCGGCGTGCAGCAGTGGGTCGGCGACATGACCCACGGGCGCGTCGACGGCAAGGCGAAGAGCGCGAGCGTCGTCCTCAGGGCGTACGGCATCCTCGCCGGGATCCTCGACGACGCCGTGGCCGACAACCTCATCCCCCATAATCCCGCGCGCGGCGTCAGCCTGCCCCGCAAACCACGGCGCACCAGACACACCTACCTGAACGCACAGCAGCTGTTCGCCCTCGCGGACGCGTGCGGCCCATACCGCGTGTTCGTATTGACGCTCGGGCTGACCGGCCTGCGGTGGGGCGAGGCGACCGGGCTGACCATCCGAGACGTGGACCTCGACCGGCGCCGGTTCGACATCAACAAGAGCGCCACCGAAGTGCGCCGGCGGATCGTCGTCGGCACGCCGAAGACCCACGAACTGAGAACCGTCATGTTCCCCGCCATGCTCGGCCCGCTGCTGCCCGTGCGCGGCAAGTCGGACGATGATCTGCTGTTCGCGGATCCGACCAGCCCGACCGGTTACATCATGCAGGTCGACTCGCCCAAGACCGGGTCCAGCTGGTTCACGCGCGCGTGCGACACGGCAGGCGTGCCGCGCATGACCGTCCACGACCTGCGACACACCGCCGCCAGCCTCATGGTCAGGAGCGGCGCGAACGTCAAGGCCGTCCAACGCCAGCTCGGGCACGCGTCGGCGGCCATGACCCTGGACGTGTACGCGGACCTGTTCGACGACGATCTGGACTCGGTGTCTGAGAGCATGAACCGGCTGTTGATTGACGCGAATGTGGGCAACATGTGGGCACGGGAGGGTATACTGACCGCGTAAGCCTTGGAAAATCAAGGGTTTCAGGATGTGAGGTTGCGGGTTCAAGTCCCGCTCCGGACAC